TGACGTTCTGAATTTTTCTTCGCTAAACATATTTTGCAATCTGCAATATATCTTCTCCAAACCCTGTCACCATATTTTAAGCGCTCCCATCTCCAATTCTGAAGTTCAGGTGTCATCAACTGTCCACAAGTCCTGCAATGAATTACTTCTGCAAGCTTCCGGTTGACATACTCCTCGTCATAAATGTCCGCCATTACCTCATCTGCTTTCGCAACGCCTCGAACCGTTTGCGTTCGTCTTCGAGTTCTTGCAGCTCAACATGGCTTCTGTTCATCGACAGGTGATTCATTCTGAGCGGTTTGCTTGGATTGCCAATGTAGACAACCCCAGGCTCAATCCGACTGCGAGAGTGAACAACCGTACCCATCCCCAGCATTGTGTATGAGCCAATCACGCTGTATTGGTGAACGCTGACGTTTAAGCCTAGATTTGCGTTCCGCATGACGTGGCAATGACCAGCCAGCAAAGCAGAGTTGGCAAGCGTGACGTTTTCTTCAAGAAAGCAATCGTGCGCTACATGCGAGCCAGCCATCAGATAAGCAAACTCTCCGACTACGGTTTGCCTCGCAATCCCAGCGTGAACCGTGACGTATTCACGAATCACTGAACCTTTGCCAATCTTGACGCCCATCAGCTTGCGTCTGCTGCGGTGTTGCGGATCTGCCCCAATGACTGCGCCTGGGTAAATTTCGCAGTTTGCGCCAATATCTAACGGACCATAGAGACAGACATTCGGACCAATCACTACGTCTTTTCCAATGCTTACGTCACCTTCAACGTGAACAGTTGAGTGAATGTTCATAGCCAGTGCGCCATCAATTCAGGTTCAATGTTTGGTGGTTTGGGGTTGCCGTGAAAGTAAACGATTCGCGCCTTGCTTCGTTCCTCCGGCTGGTGTGTCCAGTGAACTTTGTAAGATTGAATCTGATTCACAAAGACTTCGTCGAGTCTCACCGCACCAGCACAGACGTTTCGCAAATAAGCCATTTCTGAAGGAAGGTTCTTGTAGGTGTAGTTGATTCCAGAATCCGCTCGGTGTTGCCACAAGTTCCAAATCCGTTTGACTTCTGACGCACTGAATAGTCCGATTCCGTTGCAGATTGTGTGGGTTTCGTATGGGTCTGTGAGTAAGCCGCATTCACCTCGCCAATTCAGCAGCTCGTCAATGTTTGCGGTAATCAGCGTGTCGAGTCCTAAGATAAACCTGCGGCCTTTCCCTAGTCCTGGTCTGAACGCTTCCATCACACAAGCCCAGCCTAAATCCTCACAGTCGAGCGCAACTTGCGTGACGGTTTCGTTAAACTGATATTCTCGGTCAGTCAGGCAAATGAACTTGTGAGTCTTCGTGGTGTTGCGCTTGATGGCTCGCGCTAGCTTGTCCACCCATTCAGCAGAGTATCCGGCATTTGCTGAATAGCTTGGCAGGTGGCGTTCTTTGCCGTTGAAAAGAATGCAGACAATGTTCATTAAGCCGCTACCTTTCGCTGCTTTGGATTCATGATTTGCTTGCGCCAATAAGCGAAGTTTTTGGGCCACTGTCTGCGAATGGCAAACTCGCCAACAAAGTCAAAGTCGAGTCGCTCAGCTTCATAGTTTGAACTGCGGACGTAGACAATCACCCACTCGTCGCGGCTGGCCTTTTTGTATCCGGTACGCCTCTTGATTCCGTAAGCGTTTCTTGCTCGGTCCCTCACCACAAAGTAGCGCCACTTCTTCCTTCTGCCGGATTCCTCGGTTGTATTCTGTGCTGCGTCCGCATTTGCTTTCAGATAACTCAGCATTTGCGTAATCATGCCGCGCTTCAGGTTTCCATATTTGTCTAGCGGAATGCCTTTCGCTGGAACTCCGTAGTAGCCTTTAGGCATCAAGCCTTCACGATACAAGGACTTCTCAAAGCGTTTGAATGCTCTGTCCTCGCCTGTGATGTGTGGCAGTAAAATTTCCTCACCTGTTAAGGTGCTACCAACCACACCTTTGAGGTCTTTCGCGTAAACTCTGCCCGATTGCTTTTTGATGTCATACTCGACAAACAAGCTGCCTCGTCTGCCAGGTTTCTTCTTGTTTGGTGGTACAATAAACGGTGTTGGACGGTCAAAGACGTCTTCCATTTCTTCGTACAAGGCAAAGCGTACATCGAAGAGCGTATCTCTGACTGCCTTTCCTACAGCATCCGGCATTTTCTTAGCGACTGAGCGCAGATACTGCCTTGGGATTTTTAGTCCGGTGTCGCCTTTCAGTGGCATGGGCTATTCTCTGACAAAGTTTACAAGCTTTGAAATCATTGAAGAAAACCTTGGTGTTGGGTTTGTGCGTCTGGCAGGATTCGCAGAATCGCATGGCTGGTTTTTGTTTCAGCTTTTCAAGCCTCTCTTCTAAGCGTTCGCTTAAAGGCTTTCTTCTGTCGAGCAAGGTGTAAAGCTTCACGTTCGGCTTCCTCTCTGGATAACCCACCATCGAATTGCATGATTGCGGCTCGCTCTTCAAACCAGACGTACAAGTCTGGATCGTAAAAACGTAACCGTTCCACTTCATCGAAAATCTTTTCATTCATTGAGGCGCAGCGTCAGGCGAGCGTCCGTTAATCGCCTTTATTGCTTTTGATTGAGCAAACCTGCTTCGCGTGGATTGCCAGCACTCGCTGTGGCGACTCCTCAGTTTGGTTCGCCAAAGTTTACCAATCGTCACGCCTCAAAATCCTTGTAAAGCCGCGAACCTGTTGCGCCTTCCTGTCCCTGATACTTTCCTTGGTACGGTTGAGCGGTTGGTTCGTCCAATTGAAAGAAAACAATTTGGCAAATCCTCACGCCTGCTTTCAACAAGATTGGCTTTTCGCTTTGGTTGTACAGTTCGAGCGTGATCTGGCCTTGAAAACCAGAATCGACGAAGCCAGCATTCTGGATTTGTAAGCCCAACCTTCCGACTGACGAGCGACCAGCCACAAAAGCCGCTAAGTGATTCGGCACACTGATTTTTTCCTGAGTGCTTGCCAGAACAAACTTGGAAGGCTCCAGCAAAAAATCTTCAGTCTGAACGTGCTGGTAAACGGATTCTGAATCCAAGAACAGAAACTTCTGCTTGATTCCCAACTGAGCGAAGGTGTTGCCCAAGTGCAAATCAACAGAGCAAGGTCCAACCTGGGCGAATCTTGGCAAATGCCCCAACTCTTTGAGTCCATTCAAAGTCTGGTGAGAGAGAATCATTTCAATCTTTAATTTTTAATGTGAAATTCAGCTTCGACATTATATCTGAAGCAAGCTTCTGTAATTAGCTGCCAATTTTTAGGTTCTTTTCTGCCATATAGACAAAGAACCATTCTGTGTCTAGGATATTCAATCGCATAGGTTAACACCTGTCCGAGTGCTTGCTTCCAGTAACGCCAATCCTTAATTTCATAAATAGTGTCTGAGGTTAGTAAATCAATTCTGCCGTAAACTGTTGGGACTTCTGTTTCGCCACCAATCTCCATTTTTAAGTCTTTTTGAACATTTGCTTCGATTTGCTTACTAGCATATTTAGTCGCCCACCTTTTAATTTGTTGCTTTATTTTTTCAGGATTTTGACGATATCTTTCTTTAGCCACTTCTCTGTTTTTCTTTCGTCTGCAACTTAAACAATCTGAAGTCATTCCGTCTTTTGAACCGTTTTTTCTCCAATATTTTTTTTCTCTAGGAAACTCTTTTTGACATTGAGAACAACGCTTTGACCAAACACCTTCTGAATTATAATAAGCTGAATTCTCTAAGTATCTGCGATGTCCAGCTTTTTCCACATAAAAATCATCAAGTCGCATTTGAGTCCACCACTCGCGATTTGATAAAAGTTCATCTGGCAGCTTGCTGGGCCAATTTGTGTAATCTTTCAAAGAGCAAATCATCAGTCAGCCCAATCAAAATCGTCGTTTGGTGAATAGATCCGAATCAGTCCGGTTTCGCCCCAGCGTTTTGAAGCGTGAACGTCCCAGATTTCTTTGTCTTCTTTTCTTAGTGCGTCTTCTAAGGATTTCAGCAGGTTAGACAAATCCGGTGTTTGCTTATGAGGTTTTCCGTTCATCAAAGACTTTTGGCGAATCGACCAGCTTTTGGGCATGGGAATCACAAATTCAACGGCAAAGCTGTCCGGCAACTCAAACTTTTTATCCATCGCTTGATAACGAAGTTCATCAGCAAACAATCGGTATCTGAGCGTTGACTTGCTTGGACTCCACTTGTCTCGAATGCTTTGCCTTGGCTTGGGTACTGGTCTGATATTGAAGGTAATCATTAGGTGCTTGCAAGAGCCTTCAACTGAGTCAGGTACTGCTTTGAGAGTTGTTGACGTCTGCGACAATCAACAGAAGCCAAGGCTTTTGGTTCTTGAATCCGATACTTCGCAATGACATTCAAAACTGCGTTGATGTCCGCAATAGTGGGCCATTGGCTCATTGTGCTGATGACTTTTGTAATGGCTTTGGAAAAGTCAGTTTGATCAATCTGAGCCTCATTGCAAAAGGCTTGAACCCAGAGCTGGTGCAATCCTTCCGGTATGGGTCGATTCAAATTCATCGAAACCATTGCCAAAGCCTGAATCACCTGTTTCTCCGTGACGTTCTGCATAATCCTCCAACATGCGTTTGACTGATTGCTCTTGTGCGGTGAGTCTGCGAGGTTGTTCCTGCGGCTTACCTCGGATTGGCACAATTGGCGGTTCTTGGTGCTGCTGAATCAAGTCTGCGACTAGAAAGCGTTCAGCGTCTTTGGTAAAGCTGTCTCCGCATTCTGCCAAGTAGTGATTCGTGGCAATCTCAATCTCAGCAACGCTGAAGTTTGCCAACAGCCTTTTGAAGTGTTCCTTGGCTTTTGCCTTCCTGCCTGGATTCCTCGTCACCTTCATCCGCCAATCACTCCACCAGCTTTCAAAAGCGGATATATCTTCAGTGTTTCTTTTGTTCTTTGTTTCTTTTGTTATCTCTTTATTTTGTAGCGTTGGATTTTCCTGCGTAGGTTTTTCCAACGTAGGTTTTTCCAACGTAGGTTTTTCCAACGTAGGTTTTTCCAACGTAGGTTTTTCCAATTCAGGCAAATCATCACGCACACCAGTGACGAGGTAAACGTAATCCCCAAGCTTGCCATCCGGTTTACGAATTCTTGCGCCTCTCTGGATGTATCCAGCATTCAGCAGTTCGTCCATTGCCTTACGAGTAGAGTCAATGCCGTCTGTTGCGTGTCTGGCTAGTTCAGAAAGCCGGATGTTCCAATCTCTCGGCAGACTGAGCAGGTAAACCAGCAAGCCTTTGGCTTTCCAGCTTAGTGATGAATCTTGTGCTGCCTCGTTACCAATAACGGTGTAGGGTCCGTCAATGCGTTTGCCAATCATTCAAACCTCTAGCGTTTCAAAAGGATTGAGGTATTTAATCGGAACAAACCAAGCTGGAGAGCGCACGTCTGTTCGCCAGAACTGGTCCTGCTTGCCTTCGCTGCCTTTGATCCAGCCGTGAATCTCGTAAACTGGCGAATTGCCTGTGACCAAGACGAAGTTGTCCTCACCGGAATCAATCGG